CGGCGACGGCGACAAGGACTTCCACGGCTCGCTGGTTAATTTCCCGCTATCCGCTGGCCATGACGATGCTCAAGTCATCAAGCAGATTCTGGGGGCGTTGCGAGCTACTACCAAGGGGCACGTCCACGGGAAAAAGATTCACGACAAGCATGGGCGCGGGCGAGTGATCTCGGGGAACTTTCGAGACGCCATGGACGCTATTGCACTGGACAACGATGCGCATTGGTCCATCCAAGATGGCAAGCTGACGATGGTCCCGGTTGATTCCACACTGCCCAACGAGGCGATCATGGTGTCATCGGAGACGGGGCTTCTCGGGGCGCCAGAGGTGAATGACAAGGGCATCGGAATCAACATGATGTTCGACCCGAGGATAGTTCCCGGCGGCAAGCTTTGGCTGCTCAACAACGAAGTGAAGATGAAGCACCTCAAGGCGGCGATCACTGGGCAGAAGCGAAAGCTTCATGGCCCGGCACAGCCCGTGCGCATGGATAAGGACGGAATCTATAAGGTCTATGCCGTCCACGGGAAGGGCGACACGCGCGGGACTGAGTGGACGTCAGAATGCAAGTGCGTTTCCCTCGAATCTCCTATACCATCCGCAAAGGGCATGCCTCAATCTACAGCGCCCGATGGCGAGGTACTTTAGGATGAGTGAAGACCTTCTGGACCGATGGCAGTATGAGGAAGCGGTGTCAGATGACCCCGAGGCTTCCATACGTGCGGCCATCGACGCCAGCGTGGTTAACCTGCACACGACAATGCCTGGCAAGGTGGTCTGGTTCGACGGTTCGAAGCAAACGGCCGTCGTTCGACCTGGCATCAAGCGGTACTTCCGCGGCCAAGGCTGGAAGGTGCTTCCTGATTTGATGGACGTGCCGGTGCAGTTCCCGCGCGGGGGCGACTTCGTGCTGACCTTCCCGGTTCGCGATGGCGACGAATGCATGATCCACTTCGCGGAGCGGGCCATAGATACATGGTTTGCCAGCGGTGGCGAGCAAGTCCCGCACAGCTATCGAACGCATGATCTTTCCGATGCCTTCGCACAAGTGGGCGTGTCGAGCGTTCCGCATGTCGTTAGCGACTTCAACTCCAGCGCGGTTGAGCTGCGCCGGCTTGACGGGAAGGCGAAGATTCAGATCGACGGCCAGGACATCGCTATCACGTCGGAAACGGGAAACGTTGCCGTGAATTCGGCACCATCTGGCACGATCTCGCTTAATGCTCCACCTGGCGCTACGCCAATGATGAATGGCGTGATACTTGGGTCGCATCTTTGCCCAATCACTGGCCTACCACACAGCAGCTCAGGACCGCCTTCCTTTCGCGTCCTTGTGGGGTCCACATGAGCGGCGTGGTTCGACGGCTGGTCAACGGCGACATCACGGGAGGTCACGGCCTGTTGAATTTCGCACAGAACGATGAGGCAATCCGCCAGCAAGTCGTGTGCGCGCTTCGCCTGATTCTTGGCGAATGGTTCCTCGACGTTTCGCAGGGCGTGCCGTGGATTCGCAACTCGAACAGTGGCACAAAGACGATCCTTGGCGTCTTTCCCGCTGATACGTCGTATGCGGAAATCACCATCAAAGCGGCAATCCTCAAAGTCGATGGGGTGAAGTCCATTGATTCGTTCTCGTTGAACTTCAACCACAACACGAGGGCCGGCACGTGCTCGGCTAGGATTACGCTTGATAGCGGGACGCCGTTTACCTTGTCGGAGCAGCTTCTATGAGTACAACGATCTTTTCCGCACAGCTCACGTCGTCTGGGTTCACCCGCGCGTCGATGCTCGACATCAAGAGCGTCATCGACGGGCTTTACCTGGCGGCCTATGGCTCTGACGCTGACCTTGGAGCGACCAGCCCGGACGGCATGATTAGCGGCGGGCTGTCCGAGATGTTCGACGACTTGAACGCGGTCGCCGAGGATACCCACCGCGGGCTTACCGACCCGAACGCAGCGACGGGCCAGACGCTTTCTGGGATGGCCAACCTAACCGGATGCACGCGAAATTCAGCGTCCTACAGCACAGCGCCTGCGACGTTTAGCGGCGTGTCTGGCACCGTGATCGATACGACCAAGGTGGTGCAGTCCACGGTTGACGGCTCGCTGTGGAGTCCTTTGGCAACCGTGACGATTGGCAGCGGGGGGACCATTACCGGTACGCTCAAGGCGCAAGTATCCGGCCCGCCGGCGCAAGGGGCCATTCCGCCCACGACGTTGACCGTGATTCAAACCCCTGTCACCGGATGGGCGAGCGTAACCAACGCAGTCGGCACGCCTGGCGTAAACATCGAATGCGATCCGAATCTGAGGGTACGCCGTCAACAGTCGGTTGCGATAGCGAGTCAGGCCATGACGGACGGACTCCAGGCAGCGATCAAGAGTATCCCCCACATATCCGATGCGGTCGTGTGGGAGAACAACACGATCAACCCAATCGCGATAGGCGACCCTGGCAACGTCATCAACGCCAATAGCCTGCTTGTTTTCGTCAAGCCAGATGGAGATGCCAGCGTCGACCCATCCGCTACGTCAAGCAGCGGCGACCCTGTAGCGAATACCATTTTTGCCCTGAAGGGGTGCGGGTGCGGAACGCAAGGGAACGTACACAAATTCCCAGTTGATGCTGTCGGGGTTGCTCATCAGATTTCATATTCAACCGCTACGGCTTTGAATGTGCAGCTTCAGATCGGTGTGCGGCCTGTCTACAACTGGCCAACGGACGGCAAAGAACAGATCGCCGCATTGATTTCGAAATGGGCACAAGGCTCGAACGCAGTGACGGGAAAGCCGAACATCCAAATCGGCGGCAACGACAGAGGCCAGCTTTCTTGGACCGACGTCGTTGCTTCGTTCCTTGGTCAGGTGCCTGGGTTCGATTTCTTGGGGCTCTCGTTCAGCGTTGACGGCGGCAGCACGTGGACGCTATCACCCGCGAGTCTCTCTATCCCGTTTGGTTCGTTCGCACAGATTTCCGTTGTTGATGTAGTATTCGGTGGGTAGCGATGGCGAGCACACCAATCGACATCATCGGAAAAGCTGGCGACCCCACAACGCAGGGTCTCGGGCGCGTCGTTGGCCAGTACGTCAACAGCCCGAAGCTTATCGCTCTGTTGCAAGGGCTCTATGAGCTTGGGCAGGACATGGATTTGCTCTGGCAGAAGCTCGCCAGGATGACCAGCCTAACCGACGATGCGAGCCAAGCGGCGCCGAACACGTCTGGGGCGGTAGGCGCGCAGCTTCGTGGCATCGGGAACCTGGTAGGGGTGAGTAACATCGTGCCAGGCCCTACCGGCAACGTGACGCTGACAGATGCTCAGTATCGGCTTCTCATCGCGGCCCGCATCTTGCGCAACCACGTGCGAGGCGGCACGCTTCCGCAGCTCATACAGGCCATTCAAATTGTGATGCCGGACCTGACGACGTCGTCGAGTTTGACGATCACCGAGCTTGGGCACATGACGTTGCTGGTGGCGGTGGGCCGTGAGATGCAAAATTGGGAAGCCGGCATCTTTGCGATTCCAAGCGGAGTGAATCGAGTGAAGGGTGGACTTCTCCCGCGTCCCATGGGCGTCGCGCTTCTGACTTATTGGCAGAATGCTGGATGCTTTGGGTTCAGCTCTTCGACAAATCCAGGCGTCGCGCTTTTCTCTGGCGCGCTCGGATTCAATTCAAGCACGTCTTCCACAACCGGCCATTGGGCTAGGAGCTTCTGATGAGCATCACGAAACCGCCGCTTACCGAAATCTGGGCACACTCGGCGCCGTCTGGACCCACCGGCATAGAAGACCCCGGAGGGCTGAAGTCTGCGGGATGGAGCGGAACCAGCGCGTGCCCTCCGTTCTCGTGGATGAATTGGATTCTGAACAAGTGCGACGCGGCTTCTCGGTACTTGCTCGCGCGCGGGATTCCTGATTACGACGTGAACGAAACGTATTCTGTAGGCGACAGAATACAAGGAGTCGATGGGCGGACCTACGTGTGCATCGTCGCCTCTACTGGCGATGGCTCTGGGTCAAACGGCCCGAACCAGGCGCCAACAAACTGGACGCGATGGGCGCGCGGGCTACCTATTTACTTTTCAGCCAACGGGTACGAGGTTGGCGATCAGGTGTTCGCTCCGTCAAATGGGCGAAGCTACATATGCTTGATAGCGCACGGCTCTGGCTCACCTCATGAGCCTAGCGCGTCTCCGACATATTGGAAGCTCTGGGGGCACACTGACGCCGAAGTCGTGTCTTTAGTCCGTAGCAACGGAAACATGTCGATTCTGGCGTCGTCAACTGGCATGTCGTTAACAGCGGGGAACGTGAGTGATATCACAGACCTGAGGCTAGGGTACCCAGAGTACGAGACTATTCTTAGAGACTTTTCGTTCACTTTGGCGAACATCCCCTCATCTCCTGGGTATGTCGACGTGACGCTTGGATCTCCTCTTGCGTTTTTGACAGGAGTAAACAACGTGCAAGTGACGGCTGCGGTTGTTACCACAACTGCGCCATATGGCGAGGTTATGAGTCAAAACGTTGTGCGTATCAGTTGTCAAGCCTCTTCGGGGCCATACGCGACTGCCTACGTTCGTCTCCTAGGGTACTGATTCAGCAGGTAACTGCGTGGAGAGACACGACCCATCCACTCACGGCGAGCTAGCCGGAGACATAATCGCGAAAGCAATAGCGAAGGCGATTGCTGACGGTGTCTCTACGTGGCGTGCGGTTGGCAATGCGATCGATTTGTATTTCGGCCGCAGGCCGCTCGAAATCACGTATGACCCGTCGGTCACTCCATACTACATGGACGACGTGTCGGTCCCGTTCCCGCCGAAGACGATAGCGCTTCAGGTCGACAAGTTTCAATATGTGCCTTCTGCGCTTTGGGTTAAGAACGACTGGGGAGCGCTGGCCTGGTCGAGGATATGGCCAGCGGAAGGCTCGACAATCGACGACCACGAGGTAAAGGCCACATCGACGGACACCACGCATGGAGCGCTGACCGATGAACTAGAAGCGGCCGGAATACTTACCAAGGACATCCACGTCGTCGGAGGCAAGCCGCTGGTGAGGTTGACGGGTACGATGGCGCTGACATCCGCGCTGCCGCTGCAGGATGGAATTGCAAGTGCGGGCGACCTGGCGAGCGGCGAGGCTGCAGCTAAGGACCACGTTCACCCGGCTGCCCCGGCGCCAGACCCGGCCATTGTGGCGTCTCGGCTCTACCCGACGGTGGTACTGAGCAACAAGCAGATTCAGGCCAAGTGCGTGATGGCGCCAATTGACCGGTGGTTGCGAGCGGACATGGTCCTTGTTGGGCCTGAATACTGCGGGGCAAGCTTCCCGTTCGACAACTGGATGCAAGGCCCGGCAGGCACGTGGACACGCGATCCTTTGGGACCGATCCCGTCCGCCATCACCGATGGTATTTCGGCGGCGGTGGTTGGAATGCGTCTGTTCGCCGGGGCGACAGGGTGTGCCACCGCATATCTGCCCCATTGTGGAATCTACGAAGTGCTTGTCTTGGGAGACGGATACAACCACGCAGTGATTCGACGCGTGACCGATGCCGATGCCTCCGGCGACTTCACCTATGGCAAGCCGGTCTGGATTGCGGCTGGCGACATGTGGGGAAGCTACACGTTCCGCTACTCTGGCTCGACGTCGCCGACCATCGGAACCACAGACCTCACGTTCAACAACTCAGGCCCGTACAGCGCGTATGCCACTGGTTTCTTCGGCATTGGCGGCCCGAACAGTGGGCGATGGCATGCGACCGGAGGACTGTTTACCTGGGGGGCAGGCGGCGAGACGATGGGGCTAGGAAACCCGACGCCCCCCGTTCCGTGCGTGGGCCTGGCGGCCGACGGTTCCGCGACCATCCCGATCAACGTCGGCGACAAGTTTTTCATCTGGGTTGAAACCGACACCTACGGCGAGTCAGCGCATTTCGGCCTGTACGAATTGCTCTCCATCGACGGCTATGGCAATCGGACCATCCGCCGCGTGGCGACCGCCAACACCCCCAGCACGCTGACCGGCCTCACTGTGGCGATCACAGGCTCGGGAGTGGCGCACGAGGGAAACCAATTCGTCGAAACAGCCACGATCGCGACGGTGGACACGACGGCCACGGACTGGGCAGAGGAAGCGATCATCCTCGATGCCGCCTACGAGCTTCTTCTTCAGTCGCAATTCACCAGCGAGGGAATCGACCGTGCCCTACATTCGCGCGGGGGATTCGCCACCGCGGCCACGTCTCCGCACGCGCTTGGAGACCCCTTTGCGACAACCGTAGGCGTGCCAGGGCTCTCGACGTTGCCGGTCGGGCGCTACACGGCTCGCATCCGCGCGAACGCCACTGGCGGCGATACGGGGGCCACTGCGACGGTCACAGCCGCGCTGTCCGTGATTCCATCGGGCTGGGCGCCCGGCGACTCGGTCCCGACCCCATTCGTCACGTTGACTTCGCCCCCGCTATCCTCTGGCACGGGCGACCAGTATTTTGAATTCCAGGCGGACACCACCAGCACGACGTCGGGCGCTGACCGGCTAGCAGTTCAGTGGAAATGCTTGAGCACGAGCACGACGAACCAGCTCGTCACGCTGACCTATTTCGATGCGAACCTGTCCACGTGGATCGAGGTTCCCTTCACGATGGCCGTTGCGGGCTCTGCCGATGGCGACCACCAGCACCAGAGCCGCCGCGACCAGGACGTAGCCTCGACCGACCCGGTGAAGGCTGACCCGTGCCACCCTTGGAATTCACTCGGGCCGCTCGGGCGTGTCCACATGGGCATTCCAGCGGCCGCCCTCACGGGCACCGGGACTACACGCCGAATCGCCATGCCGGCCAATGCGAGCCAGGCGAAGGTGACGCCCACCACGAGCGAGGTCGTCTATGGGATTGACCCGACGGGGTTTCTCGAAGGTGACCCGGTGAAGGTCGCGATCTACGCGACGCCAACGAACACGGTGACGCTCGTGCATTTGGACACCACCTCGTCGCAAATGTTCCTCGACGGCGTGACCAAGAACATCACTTGCAGCAAGACGACGATCCTGAAGTTCATGCGGCTGGATGACCTCTGGAGGCGAGAATGATGTCAGGGGAACCTCTCAGGGCGCGACTGTTCAGCATGCTTCGCGGCGTTGCCTACGAGCGGCGCCGGGTGGTTCTGTCGGACGGGCGCACGCGCGGCTTCGACATCGACGTCAAGCAGGCCGTCTTGAGCGCAGATGGACAATACTTTTGCGGAAGCATAATCGGCCGACTGATCGCCGAAGTTGCGCCGGAGGTGGAAGCAGTCGGAGGGATGGAGACGGGCGCGATTTCATTGGTGTCCGCGGTGGCAACAAGAAGCTACCTGAGCGGGCGCCCGCTGGCTGCCTTCTACGTGCGCAAGGAGCCCAAGGGACACGCCACCGGAAAATACATCGAGGGCGCCAAGCTACTTCGCCCCGGCATGCCGGTGGCCATCATCGACGACGTGCTGACCACGGGTCGAGCTGTCACGACGGCCGCCAAGCGCGCGCGAGATATTGGCCTGGACGTGCGGCGTATTCTCGTGCTTCTGGACCGCGAAGAAGGCGGGCGCGAAGCCGCGGAGAGGATTGCCCCGGTGGACGCCCTGTTTCGGATCAGTGAGTTTGGAGAAATCAAATGAACAGCATCAAAGCCTTGCCACTGCGTGTGCTTCTGGCCCTGGCCTTGTCGGGGATCGTACTGTTTCCGGTGGTTCACGCTGAGACGATCACCCCCGCAACCGACCCAGCGACGCTTTCGCCGGACTACGCCAATCTCGGCTACCCAGATGGGAAAGTGCCCCCGAGCCAGATCCCGTGCCGGCACGTGACCGAGTCCACCGGCGAGGTGCATGATGACTGCCCCGGCGACACGGTGGTGCGAACCGAAGTCCTCAACGCCGCCCAGGGAATCGCCTTCACGAGCAACACCTACCTCACGACGGCAACAGGCACTAGCACCTATACCGCGCCGGCGACGGTCACACTCACGGCGACAGCCTCGCACACAGCAACGGTCACCAATAGCAACACGATCACGCAAACCACAACCGCAACGGCCACCGGCTCAGTCACAGCGAGCGGAACCGCTGCGGGCACGGCCAGTGAAACCTACGTGGCCACGGGAACCAAAACCGTCACGGTGTCTGGTACCCACACGGTCACGGACGTAGTGACGTCCACGCAAACAGAGACGGCGGCGCGCACCTATACGGTGGTTGGCACCGTGACTTTCACCGGCACCAACACGGGTGCAGTGACCGGTCAGGACACGCTTTCGAAGGCCGTAACTGGGACCGGAACCGGGACCGCAACCGGAACGGGCACCGGGACCGCGAACATCAGCGCTGCACTCACGGCGACGAGGACAGCGTCCGCCACGGCCACGGCATCGGGGACGCAGACCTATACGGCCGGCGCCACCTGGCAGATGATATCGGCGCAGACGTCTACCAACAGCCAGACCGGCACGATCACTCAGACCACTACGCCCACCGATACGTCCACGTTCACCAAGACGGGAAGCGGCACCATCACGGCGTCGGGGACCAACACCCTCAGCGGAAGCGTTACGGCCCTGGCGACGGCCACGAAGAGCCGCACGGCCACGGGAACCGGGACCGTCACCACCACGACGTCTAGCACCGCGAGCGACACTCTCACCCGCACGTTCACTCTGACCCAGACTACGTCCTACACCGGCACGATCACGGCAACGGTTTCTGGCACGGGCACCATCACTAAAACGCTGACCGGCACGGGAACCGGGACCGACACCGCTGGGACTTCTACCGGCACAATGACGGGGACGATCACGGCCACGGCTACGGCGAGTGCGACCAAGACAGCCAGCGGGACACAGACCTACACGGCGACGGCGACGTGGCAGAACACGGGCGGGTTCACGTCGACCAATTCGGGGACCGGAACGTCAACGAGTACGGACTTTACCGCAGTAGGTAGCACTACGGGGGATTGGTCTGCCGCAGCCGCAGCACCAAACGGCGACGTCTACTTCGGGATTTACGGCGGCAACATCTACAAGTCAGTTGGTGGTGGAACGTTTACCGCAGTAGGTAGCACTACGGGGAATTGGCATGCCGCAGCCGCAGCACCAAACGGCGACGTCTACTTCGGGGATAGCACCCCTGGCAACATCTACA